CTCTTTCGCTGCACGATCTCGATTGGCGCATCCTCGGCCTTTGGTGGAACGACGCTGATCTCAATATCCAGAGCGCCACGCCATGCGCTTGATCCTCTGGCGCGGTGCTGGGCCTCATCTGATACGCCGGTGTGATGCACCAGCAGGACGGAGCAGGAGAACTCGCTCATTAAAGAACCGCAGGCGTCCAGCATGGTTTTCGCGTCCTGAGCCGAATTCTCATCGCCCAAAAGGAACCGGTGCAGGGTGTCCACGATTATGATGCTGGGCATTATCGAGCCTCCTCGTATCGCGTCCCTGACTCTCTGGTAGCCAGCAGGGGTATTCAGGTCGCAGCCGTCCTTGCTCAGATACATATCCAGAGCGCCCGCAGAGTGATGCTGTTTCCACGCCGCTATGCGCCCGCGAAGCCCGTGGTGGCCCTCTCCCGCGAGATAGACCACTGTGCCCGCCTTGACCTTGTTGCCCTGCCAGATGTCATTGCCAGCAGCGATATTCAGGCACATATCCAGAACGACAAAAGTTTTGCCGCCCCCAGACGGGCCGTGAACCATAATTAGCGCGTCCTGCTGGAGCCAGTGCTTTACCAGCCAGCCGATAGGCGAAGGCTGGGCGCAGAAGGAATCGGCATGGATCAGCCAGCCGTCGGCTTTTGGCAATAGCAGCCCGATTAGGTCGTGCCCTGCTTGAGCGTAGTCGTTTGCGTCCCCTGGCAAGGGCGGCATGATTACCCTCGCGCCGTACTTCGCCGCTGCTTGCTCGGCGTATCTCATGCCGACGCCCGACTCGTCATTGTCGGCCACGATCACCAGATCATCATGCTCGCGCCGTATTATCTCAGCCACTGGCACTAGGTTGCTCGCGCTGTACGAGATAAATACGGGAGCGCCCGTCACTTCATGAATAGTGGCAGCGGTTGCAAAGCCCTCGGCCAGATAGACAGTTTCAGCACCATCAATAACGCCGACGCTCCAGAATCTGGCGCCAGTTTGCCCGCCAGGGTGATACTTTTTATCGCCATCTGCGCTGATATATTGCAGAGAGGATAGCTGGCCGTCATCATCATACAGCGGCACGATCAGGCGACCATCGCCAGTGACCCTTGCCCCGTGAGGCTGGACCCCCTTGCGAGCAAGGTAAGGGTGGTCGGCACTGGCTGCCCCGGCATTGACCCATATCTCACTCACCGTATCCGCCGCCACCTCTCTTGATCGCGCCAGCTCCTCGTCGCGCATCTTGCGGGCCTCGGCCATGCGGCGGCTGTTCGCCATCTCCTCTGCAACGGTCAGCTTGCGCCCTATGTCGGCCTTGAACGGGTGCTCCAGCCCCAGTCGCCAGCAGCCGAAGTGACCGGCAGGAACCCCATCGAGAAAGCCAATATAAAAGCCGCTCTTGTCCTGCCCGCCTCGGCCCTTGGTGCCGGTCCTGAAGCGGTGGATTTTGCCGTCAAAAACGATGTGATCGGGAGCCTCAAGCCCTGCGGCAATCATGGCATCGCGCATCTGTATTTCAGGCGGCGTCACTATTATTGTCTGCGCGACGGGAGGTGACCAAGCGCCGCCAAAGATATTCGTAAGATCGGCCATTATTGTGCTGTCCCTTCAAAGTAGGCCGTCAGGCGGCGCATGGTCTCCAGTGTTGGGTTGGTCTTCTCGCCGTCCCTGATTGCCCGCAGGGTGTTGTAGTGAAGCCGCGCCCCGTCTGCTACGACCGCCAAACGACGATCGGCCAGCTTTTCGCGTATTTCTTCTAACTGCATGATTTGATACATAATTTGTTTCTCCTTCAAAAATGTATTTACATCATAATATAAATTGATTATATTGTATAGCACATCGCAACCGGATTTGCCGAACGCGATAGTGAGGAGACACAATGGCGATACAACTGAAGAACACGGCCCAAGTCGCCGTGAATGGTCTCAAAGTGCTTGTTTACGGGCACGCTGGGGCAGGCAAGACTACGCTGGCGGCCAGTATGCCAGCGCCGATCATTATATCGGCAGAAGGCGGGCTGCTATCCATCAGGGACGCAGGTCTGGACTACATTGAAGTGAACAGCATGGAAAGCCTGCGCGAGGCTTTTGATTATGTCAGCGGCCCAGATGGTCAGCAATATCAATCGGTGGTACTGGACAGTATCAGCGAGATAGCCGAGGTGGTGCTGATCCATGAAAAATCAGTCAACAAGGACGGTCGCGCCGCGTATGGCGAGATGGCAACCTTGATGACTGGCATTATCCGCGCATTCCGCGACCTTGCTGGCAAACACGTTCTGATGACCGCCAAGGTGGAAAAGGCTCAAGATGAATCCGGTCGCATCCTTTACGCCCCCTCAATGCCGGGTAATAAGGTGGGGCAATCCTTGCCTTACTTCTTCGATGAAGTGCTAGCCCTGCGCGTAGAAAAGGACGCCGAAGGGGTCGCGCAGCGAGCGATCATGTGCGATAGCGACGGCCTCTGGATGGCGAAAGATCGCAGCGGAAAGCTCGACGCGTGGGAGCTGCCCGACATGGGCGCAATCATTGCCAAGATTGGTGGCGTATGAACCTGGCCGATTTGTCAGCCCAATGGATTGCGGCCAAGGATGCCGAAAAGGTCGCTCAGGACGAGCGCCGACTGATCGAGGACAGAATGCTTTCCTTGATCGGTCTGCCAGAAGCCTTTGATGGCACTCAAAATGCCGCCGCTGGGGATTACAAGATCAAGCTGGTCGGTCGCATGAATCAAAAAATTGATGCCGACAAGCTCCAGCAGATTGCTGTTGAGGCTGGCCTGACCGAACACCTTTCGTCTCTATTCCGCTGGAAACCGGAAATAAACGCTCGCGTCTGGAAAGCAGCAGACGAAAGCATCACGAACACCCTGCTTGAAGCAATTACAACAACACCCGGCAGACCGTCGTTTGCCATCACTTTAGGAGAATAACATGGCTTTTTTGAACGAAACCTTTAGCACAGACGAACTTCCACAAGGCACTGGTGGAGACTTCACCCCGCTGCCAGATGGCTGGTATACGGCAAGTATCACGGCAGCGAGCCTGGAGACCACCAAGGCGGGAACAGGCCAGTACATCAAGGTTCGCTACGACATAACCGGCCCAACGCATCAAGGGCGGGTTGTTTTCGGCAACTTGAACATCCGCAACCCCAACCCTAAAGCGGAGGAAATCGGTCGCCAGCAGCTTGGTGACCTGCTTCGTTCTATCGGCATTGCGAAAGTGTCCGACACTGACCAGCTTATCGGCAACCACTGCGCGATCAAGCTGACCACGCGCCAGCAGGACGGCTATGAGCCGTCGAATGAGATCAAGGGCTGGAAGTCGGTCGAAGGCGGCGCAATGCCTAAGCCTGCGGCAGCTCCGGCAGCCCAAGCGTCAGCACCAGTAAGCCCACCGTGGGCCAAGAAGTAACAAGGAGGCGGGGCGGGAGACCGCCCCTTTTTAATATGCAAATACCAGAATCTATAAATTCTCTCGCCGCGCTGATAGACACGGCCCACGAAGCCCGCGCCGAGCGCCCCAGGCCGCACATGGGCTGTTCCATGCTCGGTGAGCCATGCGAGCGCAAGCTTTGGCTGTCCTTTCGTTGGGCAACGCCTGAGCCGTTCCCCGGTCGCATCCTGCGCCTGTTCCGTCGCGGACAGCTTGAAGAAGCAACCGCTGTATCTGACCTGCGCTCCGCCGGGTGCCATGTGACTGACACTGGCGAGAGCCAGAGCCGGGTTGACTTCGGCTGTCACGTCTCCGGCAGCATTGACGGCATCATCAAGTCTGGCGTTCCAGAGTCGCCTGCAAAGCCGCACGTTTTAGAGATCAAAACGCACAGCCTAAAGTCTTTCAACGATCTTGAAGCAAAAGGCGTACAGGCATCAAAGCCCCTGCACTGGGCGCAGATGCAGGTCTATATGCTCGGCGCAAAGGTGGATCGCGCTCTGTACTACGCTGTGTGCAAAGATGATGACCGCATCTATACCGAGCGCGTCAGGCTGGATCGGGAAAGCGCAGAGGCGCTTGTCGCCAAGGGCCAGCGCATTGCCCTGACTGAGCGCATGCCAGAGCCGATTACCGGTGCATCGCCAGCCTGGTATCAATGCAAATTTTGCTCGTCATATGATTTTTGTCATAAGACTAAAACAGCAACGCAAGCCAATTGCCGCACCTGCTCGCACTCGACTCCAAAAGAGGATGGAAGCTGGCACTGCGCCAGATGGGACGACGCCATTCCGGTCGATGCGCAGCACTCCGGCTGTGATAGCCACGTCATGCACCCTGATCTTGTGCCGTGGAAGCTCGCAGGCGGTTCCGGCGACTGGTCGGCCATCTATGAGGTATACGATGGGCAAACGGGCCGCGAGGTTATCAACGGCGAGGATGGTTACACCAGTGCAGAGCTGCTCGCAAATATGCCGCTGGTCTTAAGCGGCGATGAAAACGTGGCGGCGATGCGTGAAAAGTTTGGGGCACGCATATGCTGAGGGATTATCAGCAAAGATCAATCGACCAGCTCTATAGATGGTTTGGAGACGGCGGCAAGGGCAACCCCTGCCTGGTGCTGCCAACCGGATCGGGCAAGAGCCACATCGTGGCGGCACTGTGCAAGGATGCGCTTCAGAACTGGCCTGAGACCCGCATTTTGATGCTCACGCATGTGCGCGAATTGATATCGCAAAATGCCGAGAAAATGCGCGAGCACTGGAAGGGCGCACCGATGGGCATTTACTCCGCAGGGCTTGGCAAGCGCAATCTTGCCGAGCCGATTACCTTCGCGGGCATCCAGTCGGTGCGAACCAAGGCCGACCAGATCGGGCACGTCGATTTAATCATTGTCGACGAATGCCACCTGATTGGCCATCACGACAGTGGAGGCTACAGGAAACTAATCGGGAGCCTGAGCGAGATCAATCCACACCTGCGCGTGATAGGCTTGACCGCCACGCCGTACCGTCTTGGGCATGGCATGATAACGGACAAGCCCGCGCTGTTTGATGCGCTGATTGAGCCAGTGAGCATCGAGGAGCTGATTCATAAGGGCTACCTTGCGCCGTTGCGTTCCAAAATCACGACCGAAAAGCTCAGCACCGACGGCATCAAGAAGCGAGGCGGCGAGTTTATTGAGAGCGAAATGCAGGCCGCTTTCGATACCGACGATCATAATAAGGCGGTCGTTGCAGAGGTGATAAGCAGGGCGGGAGATCGCAAGGCATGGCTATTTTTTTGCGCTGGCGTTCGCCATTCCGAGAACATTGCCGAGCTGCTTGCGGAAATCGGCGTTCCCTCAGCTTGCGTTACAGGGGCAACGCCGAAAAAAGAGCGTGATCAGATAATCAGAGACTTTAAGGCTGGAAAAATTCGCGCTCTGACGAATGCCAATGTCCTGACCACCGGCTTTGATTATCCTGGCATCGACCTTATCGCCATCTTGCGAGCCACGATGTCGCCCGCGCTCTATGTGCAGATGGCTGGCCGTGGCTTGCGCCCTAAGAGCCACACCGATCATTGTCTGGTGCTTGACTTTGCTGGCGTGATTGAGACTCACGGCCCGATCACGAACGTAACGCCGCCGAAAAAGAAAGGCAGCGGCAACGGGGAAGCTCCAGTGAAAGTGTGCGAATCTTGCGGGGAGATTGTCCACATCTCCTTGCGAGCTTGCCCAGCCTGCGGCG